TTATGGAGAGAAAATGAATTTATGATTAAAAGCCCCCTCCCCTTATCTACTCCTCAAAAATTTTATTTTTTTTTTATTTATTATTTTTCTTTTTATATCTATTATGTACAGCTAAACTAGTTTTACTTCTATGGCATGGATCACATAAACTCTGAAGGTTAGAGTAATCAAACATACTACCACCATCAGCTACTTCTTTAATATGATCTACTACATAAGCTTCTTTAATTATATTTTTTTCCTTACACATAACACATATAGGATTTCTTTTAATATACCAGCCCCTCATCTTCTTCCATCTAGTAGTATTATATAGCTTAGCTATTTCAGGATCTGAATAAGATTTATTATAATCTTTTTTAATCTTCCTTATCCATTTGTATTTAGTAGTAGTAGGAAGGTAAGCCATTACTCTAAACTATTTAAATTACTATTATACATCTCTACTATCATATACTCAAATAACTGGGCATTATTAACCTTAATACCTAGTAGCTTTAGTTTCTCCTTTAGTTCCTTAAACATTATAAAAGTACTATGCTTACAACTGATAGTAAGCTTATGGCTATACTCTGTATCATATACATTATTACCAGCCATATTAAGTAAATCATTTATATTTATCTCATTCATATATATATATTAAACAGCAAAGGCCTACATACTAAAAGTATATAAGCCCTTACAAAACAGAAACAATACAAAAACCTCATAAGAGGATATACAAATATAATTAATTATTTTCATTTATCTAACTCCTTTAATAGATGTATAAAAAATTCTTTAATTATTTTCTTCTGTTCCTTATTAAATTTATCCAGGCCTTCTATCTCCTTATTAATTCTCTTATTGTATATTACAGCTCTCTCTCCTATATGAGTAAAGTATTCTGTAATAGATGTATCTTCTATATTATTCTTTTTATTATTCATATATAGTTTAGTCATTACCAATTTATTTTACCTATCTGTTCTTCTTCCAGTTTCTTAATTATATTCTTTAGATGAATTATCTTACATCTTTTATTTTTCTCTTTACATAGTTCTACTTCTATATGACACTCTCTACATAAAGCCACTAAATTTTCAGGATAATCTTTTAACTTTGATCCTCCTAAACCTCTAGGAGATATATGATGTATATCTACAGCTTCTCTAACTTTAGTTTTTTCACTAAAAGGAAGATGTAAATCATATAAACATATCTCACACTTTATTAGATCTCCTACATCATATCCAAAATAATTACAATAAACTTTTTTATAATTTACCATTTTTAATTTTATTTTTAATCCAGATCCCTATTTGAGTAGTTAAATACATTCCTGCTAAAAAACCTATTAATAAACTAAATCCTATTATAATATATTCCATTTTATTTATTTTTACTTATTACTATTATATCTTTACCCTGTTTAAAATTAGCGGGTATTATTACTTCTCCTCCTTCTCCTAAAGTAGTTAAATTTCTAGTCATATTATTATAAGCTCCTTTATGTTTATCTTTAAGTTCTTTTAGCTGTTTTTCTAGATCCTGAATTTCTTTTATATGTTTAAAATCCCATCTTCCAGCTGATGATCTAGTACTTATAGAAAAACCATCTATTTCAGTTCCTCCTCTACCATATTTAGTAATCTCATCTAAAGCTATTTCATCTATCATAGCTTTATATTCTTTTGCCTTTTTTTCTATTTCTTTTAATACTATAACAGCTTTTAAAGGATCTATTTCTCCTTCTATTACTAAATTATAAATATCTTTTATAGGTAATTTTTTTAAATCCATATTATTTACTTTTTATCCATGATGGCTCTCCATTATAACTCATTTTCTGCTCATATCCTAAACTTCTCAAGTGTTCTCTATATTTTTTTTGTTGACTTTGATCTTGTGCTATTCTTTGAGCATAAGCTTTATCATAAAAATCTGGCATTCCATTTTTTTTAGTAGCAAATTGATTTTTAGCCCATCTAGATAACCTTTTTTCTATACTAAAAGTTTTCTCATATTGAAATCTCATTTTTTGCGGCCATCCTTCAGTCCAGTAATCTATAAAATCTTTATGATGTTCTTTATATTCTAATTTAATAACATAATCTTTAAAAGAATCTTCTGTTGTAGGAAAACTATTATTATTATTATTCTTTTTTTTATTATTATTATTATTCTTATTCTTATTATTACTATTATACTCTATATCTAGTGTATCTATACTATATATATACTTTATAAGTTCTTTATTTTTTACTTCTTCTAGTTCCTTCTCTATACACTTTTTAACAGTAGGAGAAGCTGAATAATTATACTTTAAAAAATTTACTAAAGCTATTTCATTAGTTTTTTTACTTAATACTATTTTATTAAGTCCTATAAATAACTCTAAAAGCTTTTCTACAGTTTCTTTATTATATCCAGTATGATAAGTAATTTGCCTTACTGAAATCTCATAAATTCCACATTGTTTTACATTAGGATTAGTAAGTAAGTATATATAAAAATACTTCTGTTCTGGAGTTAGATCCAGTATTAAAGGATCATTCCAAAAAGTTGTATGTATCTGTCTATATTTCGCCATATTGTTTCTATTTTTAATTTTTAAAATGGAGTATTATCATTCTCATCTACATTATCATATACCTGATCAGGCATTACTATATCATCTTCTAGAATTATATTTTTTATATTTAATGTATTAAAAAATTTATCTTTCCATTCATTACTTTTTATATAAAATTCTATATTAACATATCTATCTACTTTTACTTTATCTTTTTGTAAAGCTATAGATTCTTTACCAAAAATTTCAAACTGATGTTTATGGCTAAAACCAGTATCAGTTTCTTCTATTGTTAAATACATTTTTTCAAAAGTATCTCCTGATTTACTCTCTATAGTTTCTATTCTACTATTTAAAATTTTACCTCTTATTTTATACATAACTTTTTTTATTTAATTTAATTTTTAATATATCTACTTGATGTTCTAAACGATTATTTTCATTTAGTATCTGTTCATACTTTATATCAGTATCATAATCATATTTAGTTTTAATAATACTATAAGCTAAATCTAGATCTGTATTATTCCAGTTATTAAATTGAGTTAATATGTTTTCATATTGTCTAGTATAATGATTTATTACTTCATACTCTGTATTATGATATTCTAACATATCTTTTATATGATCTTTTGATTTATTAAATAGTTCCGAAATATCATATATAGTAAAATTCTCTTTATTATGTAATATATGATAAACCATACTCCTAGCGTCTTTAGTTCTAGGATTACTAAATACATTATAAAAATCAGCAAACTTTACTTTATTATAATAACAAGATATTCTTATTAATCTATCTACTGATTTCATTTTTATAATCTTTATTTACATCATAATTTTCTCCTTCAATAAACATATAATACTCATCAGATTTATACTCAAAAAACTCAATTATATTTACTTCTTTATCCTTATACATATCTAAAAGTAAATTATGTAAATCATCTTTACTACATTTTACTAATAAATCTCCTTCATTACAAATTATAATCCAAGTTCTTACAAAACCTTTATCATCTATATATGAGTAATTTCTTCTCATTTTTTAAACTCCTCTGCCTCATCTTCTGAATAAAATCCAAAAAGATTAGCCATTTTTAGTACTACCCTACCTAAAGCTCTTTTTTCCGCCATAGCTACAGGATAACTGGATCTATTATTAGCTGGAGAAACTTCTCCAAAACTTTGGGCCATTACTTTAGGCATTTTTTGCCCTCTATCATCTGATTTAAAAATACATCCTGTACCCATTATAATAACGCTTTTATGATCTTCTGATATTTTTTCTATTTTAAAAGTACATTCTATACCTAAAATGGCCTGGATTCGTTCTATACCGCTTCTAGTAATTATAGGTTTATCTTTACCTCCAAATTTTAATATAAAAATATCATCTTTTTCTAATTGATATTTAGTATATATTTCTTTAAGTTTTTCTTTATTCATAATATGCTTCTAGTTTATTTAATTTTGATAATAATTTTAATTTAACTAAATCTAAAGCTACTTTATCTTTAGGATCTAGTTTTTCATTATGGAGTACAGATAATAATAAGCTGTAATCCCTTGTATCTAATTGTTCCATGTTATAAGTTTTTATATGTTTGTACATCTGTTTTAAATTCTGATTTTTTATCTCCGCTCATATACTCCGCTGCTGTTTTATATTTTGAATCTACACTAAAATTATTTATATCTATCCTTGATATTAAAGTATCGTATTCAGTTTTAACTTTTGTTAATAGTTCAGCTTCTGATAATCTCTCTATATCTATTTTTGAAATTCCTATTTTATATAATATAGTTTTTTTCTGATCTTCAGATAATTTTTTAAAAGATTGCTCTATAGTATTAAGTACATCAGCTTTTTCTTCAGTAGTAAGTATTCTTCTAGTCATTTAATTTATCTTTAATTATAAGTTCTAATTTTCTCCAGTCATTTTTATAATGATAAAATAATACATCATAACAAAAACTCGTAGAATATAAATAACATACCTGCCTAGTAAAGTATTTTTTAATCCCCTCCATTCCTTTTTTTCTGTAAACATCTAGTATATTTTTATCATTAATTATTTCTGTAGCCATTCTTTTTTTTGTTTTTAATAATAATCGTATAGCTCTATCTCTCTCCATATCCTCCTCCATTGATATATTATTAACATCTAATAAGTAATACAGCTCATCCATAAAATCGTATATATTAATCATATACAAATATATACAGATAGAGCTGTATTACTTACCCCCTATCTTTTAGCTTCGCTATTAAATCTATCTGCATTTTATGAAGATCTTTAAAACTATGAGTAAAAAGCCATTCCTTTATATCATTAGATGGTTTAATTTTTTTAAAATCTACAGGAGTATTATTTAATACTCTTAATCTTATTATTTCATTAACTAGCCATACTTTCATATTAGGCCTTAAAGTTTCTGTATAATTCATAATCTGTTTTTTTGTTTACACAAATTAACCTATAAACTATTTAAAAAGAAAATTTTAATGATGATTGTTATTAACTATAAATTGTTAATTACTTTGAATAACTTATTTTTTTTCCTAAATCCATAGGTATAAAAAAACCATGTTTACCATCTACTACTATACCACATCCTAGAGTAGGTTTCTTACTAAAGTTTTTTCCATAACTATAAGCCATACTATTAACATTTATCAAACATCCTACATTAAGAGCGAAGCATAACTCTTTATATGAAGCTCTATAATTTACTCCTCCAGAGCTATGAGTATGGCCTATTACTACTGATTGCCTATAATCTTGCATAAAACTTACAGCGGCATTTACTCCACTTTTTCCAGTTCCATGAAGATATAATACATTATCTATTTCTAAATAATTATGAGTTTTCCATCCTTTAGGAAAATTCCAAGCTTCCGCAAAAGATTTATAGAATTTTTTAGGTATAGAGTGCTTCAACATACGGCGATTTATTAATTCATCATGGTTGCCCATCATTAAATCTCCATCAGGAAAAGCTTTAAATAATTTATCTATATCCCTTTGAGCTAGCTCTGCTTCTTTACCTCCTGATGGCATATCGCTATCTTTTTCCCACATGTTCCAAGCACTTCCATCTACGAGATCTCCAATATGAATAACTCTATTAACCTGAAATTTATTAAAAGTTTCATAAATAAAAGGTAAATAATTTTTATGAGCAAAAGGAAAATGAGTATCGCTTATTATACCTACTACATTAGATTTTTTATGATTACTAATAAAATCATAAACAAATTTATTTAATCTAGGCCTAAAGCTCATTTATTTTTTTTAGCCGATCCTCCAAAAAAGAAATCAATAATAGTATTTACTTTAGCACTCATAGCACCAAATAAAGTACTTATAAAACTGATTTCAAACTCTCCTAAATTAATATCTCCTATTACAAAATATCTAGCTAATACAAAAGACAAAACAAAATAAGCTATAGTAAAAATAGTTGCTAGTATCTTTTGTATATTGCTATCATCTTGATACATAGATCTAGCACTCTTACGATCTTCTACTTCTAGTTGGTACATAGTTTGTTTATGATTTCTCAAAACTTTATCCATCTCTATTTTTAACTGGAGCTTTTCTTCTTTTGTAGTAGTTAGATCATCAATAGCTTTATTTACATCTACTTTTAACCCTCCAAAAATTTTATTTATTATACTCATAATGATTTATATTCTTTAATCCTTCTGTATTTAGTTCTATTATTTTCATCTTTATAAGCTTCCAGTAATCTATTTCTGTTTTTACCTTCTGAATAACTAATATGAATCCATCTATAATTAAACTCATTAATCATCTGATCAAACTCTATACCTAGTTCTAGTATAGTATCAAATATCTTTTTATTATTTGCTTTACCATTCTCATCTACATAATGTAAATCAGCGGCCTCTCCTTTGCAGTGTTGGGAATATATTTTAGTTATAGATCCATCTTTATTTTTTTTCTCTCTATAAGCCCCTCCTAGAGCTCTATTTAGTTCTAAACTCCTCCAGCCAGAATTAATTTTAATAGGCCTTCCAAGTTTCTCTCTTAAAGGTTGTAATACTTTCATACATAATATCTGCATATTTTTTATATGTTCTTTAGGAGGATTCAGTTCTAACCCCCTTCGTTTAGCAACATTAGATTTTAAAAATTCGTTTAGTGAAAAATTAGCTGTTAATAACATTTTAATTAAATTTATTTAATAATAATACATCTACCTCTTTTTGTAGTTTTTTGTATGTTATATCAAAATCTAGCATAATAGTACTTTTAAATCTTTTTATCTCCTCTCCATTATTATATATAATTATAGTAGGTTGCTTTATATTATACTCATCCATATACTCTACATAATCACATAGTATTATAGTATAGTATTTACAATTTTTTAATTTATCTAAATCTTCTATAAAGTTATCTTCATTCCAAGATGTATTAAATTCTACTACTGCTATTTCATCTTTTAAAAAAGTTTGAGCTGATGATGTATAAGCAAACAAAAATACTAATATCATTAATAGTATATATATATAATTACTTATATCTTTTTTATTTATTGATTTCATATAATCTATTTTCAATAGTATTTAATTTATCTTTTATTTCTTCTATACCTTCCGCGTTCTGCATTATAGTAGTTCTTATTAATTCATCCTTTATCTCCCATTCTGTAGCTGATAAAGTAGGTTTAGGTAATTGTTTAGCGTCCTCTATATCCGCTTGTAATTTTGCGTACATCATTACCATAGATACAGTAAAGCCAATTATTATAATTAAAGTTTTTAAATCTAGAGTTAGAGAAGTTGATTCTGAAATTTTCATTTTATTAATATGTTTAAACCTATTTTTATATTATAATTTTTACGATCTAAATAACTTAAATAAATACCTTCAGTATATACTGATAAAATTTTAGTTATTTTCTTTTGTATTAAAGCTCCTATTTCATAATCTACAGCTCCTGAATATCCATAATCAGTATAAGCATAGTTATAAGGTAATACATTACTCCAAATAAGAGTATGGTAATTATCTTTATGAGTATAATAAGATATACCTATTACAGCAGATAAAGTTCTTTGAGTTCCTAGTTTATTGATTTCATTAGCATTATATCCATTTACTATATCTGAATAATGATACTCCATAAATTCAGAATTACTATTAGCTATAGTATCTCCTAGTGGATTAGTCCAATAATTAAAAGTTTCTTCTGTTCTATCTACATAACCATTATTATTATCATCATTCCAATAAAAAAAAGAATTAAAACCTAAAGAATTAGCTACATCTATATAATCTCCTCCACTAAAAACACTAAAAGGATTTAATCCATAAGCTGGATGAAACCTGATAACAGCCCCAGCTGATAGCTGAAACTTATTTATATCCTTTTTTATTCTTAAATCTATTTCTCTATATTTTAGATCTATTCCTTCTAGGTTTGTACTCTGTAGCTTAATCATATAATGATTACCTAAATACCTTATAAAATAATCCTGATTTATATATTTTATACCTCTATCTCTTACATTTTCATAAGAAACTAAATACTCTAAACCAGTTAATAAAGCTGATCTAAATTTACCATAATCAGTTTCAGTACCATCTTTATAAGATTTTCTATCTTCCATAGATAACCTTGCTAATCTCCTTACTCCAAAAGCATATCTATAATTATACTTATTATCTTTTGTAGTTTCAGTTAGTATTCCTTCCTGTATAGTATAAGTATTTTCTACATCTAAAACCTGATTTACTCCTACTGATCCATAAATAGTACTATACTTAAATACTCCTAATTGAGCATTAGCTGAAATAGAAATAAAAAATAATATGTATATATATTTTATCATATTGTTTTATAATAAAGATGTAATATAATATAACTAGTAGGAGAAGTAAAACTACTGCTAGTATATAATGTTAAAGCTGATCCAGTACCATCATCTCCATCTGATTTTAAAGGATAACCAGTACTAAATCCAGGCGAAGCATAAGTACTAGCTCCTATTTGATATAGTAAATCGTTTCTCTCTCTATAAACAAAATCTACTATACCTCCCCAGTAATTACCTAAAGTAGTACTAGGAGAATTATGGCCTATATATAAACTTCCTCTAGTCATCTCATCAGCTCCATGTTTATACTGAATATAACAGCTAATAGGAAGATGTATTTTATTAGTTTCAGCAGCTAATAAAGTATATGGAGAAGTTCTTAGAGCTTTATATTCTGCATTAGTTAAAGTATATTTTTTATATAATATACTATTACTAACTCTCTCTACTAAAGTTTTATTATCAAAAATAATAAAAGCCCCATCTCTAAACATATCAGTACCTTTTATAAAAGATGTACTAGTAATAGTTATTCTTACATCTCCATGCAACAAATCCGCGTCTGCTGTTAATTGTTTATTTTTATAAGAAAATTGATCATAAATATAAAAAGTATCTCCTTTTCTTAATAAATAATCTCCTCCTCCAAAATTACTTACTGGCCTTATATCTATTTGAGTAATACTTCCTGTAGTACTTATATTACCTGATAAAGTAGTTATAGCATTTTTTCGTAACCATATACCAAAAGCGTCAGAATTAGATTTATATCCTCCCATTACTTTAGCAGTATTAGAAGTTGGTAAAGGAGATCTACCTTTTAAAGATAAATTATCATTATTTACTATCCTTTTACTATTAGCGGTACTACTAAAAGTACCTAAAGTAGTTCTAGGTATTTTAGCTGTATTTTTTACTCTTAATCTTTTGCCAGGTTTAGCCATTTTAAGAATTATTATTATTTGAATAACTAGTATTAGTTAAATTACTCCAGTAAAAATTATTACACTCCATAAGCTGTACTTTCCATTCCATAGTACCAGCGTTAAACTCCCCTCCTGCAATCATAAAAGGTTTATCTATCCAGTTACTCTGCTCAGTACTTCCTGAGCTCCATAAATAAATACCTGAAAAAGCCAAGTGCGTCATTAAAAAATCTCCAGTATATGCAGTTTCAGGAGATTTATCTATAAAAGATACATCTAGTTTTTGTCCTAGTTTGTACCTGTGCCCTACTTCCATTTTACAGCGTTTCTCATGTAACTTTAACCAGTTTCCAGCGTCATCACTCTCCCATTTACATATCCATCTAGTAGTATCTACTCCTAAATAAAAAGGATCATTAGTACTAGTCGCTGGATTTGTATTTCTTATCCAAAACTGCCCAAAATAAACAGGATTAATACCTTCATTAGTTTCTTCTACAGCGTTACCATGATAAGCGGGCTCATCTCCTATTATTATTTCAGGATCCTGAGTATCTGAATCTGATGGAGTTCCATTACCATTAGTAAACTCTCCTATACTATAATCATAATAACCATCATCTATATTTTCATTACCTAAAATATATACTCTTACATTATTAAGATTATAACCAAAACCTATTCCTCTATCTTCATGTAATAGCTCTTTCCAGTTAGTCCAGTCTAAGCAGCAAGTATAATAATTACCAGTTCCATCATTATCCCACATATCTCTACCAAAAGCATATATTAAATCTATATGATTTATTACCCCTGTATCAGGAGTAAATCCATACTGATTACCTACTACTGGCACAGCTGGAGATTCTACACTAAAGGCCTGTACTCCACTTCCTAAAAGATTACTATAATTAAAAAAGCTCCAAGCGTCCTGAAAATCTGAATAAGCTGATCCTTCAGCTATTAAATAACTATTTACATAATGTACATAAGGAGTAAAAAACCCCCAATGATTAGAAGTACTTATAGAAGCGTCATTATTAAACCAGTATAACCATTCGTTAGTATCTGTACCCCATGGATATACATCATCTCCTGTATCAAAATCATCATAAGTAAATATAGATGGATAAGTAGTATTCCAAAAACCTATATATGGAGATCCTACAGAAGTTTCTCCAGGCCCTACCCAAGGCACAGAGCCAGTTAAATTACCAAATCTACTACTCCCTAAATAGTAAAAATTATATACTAAATAATCAGTACCACTATAATTAAACTCACTTCTAGAAGATACCATTAAACCCATTCTAGCGGCTACATATTGATCTACACCTATACCATTAGTATAAGCTCCAAAATTTATAGTGTAATTATTTTGATTAAAAAAATCCCAAGCTGCCCAATGGTATGGATAATACTCTAGCTCTCCAGTTACTAGTACTTTACTCATACTAGGCCTGTGAAACCCACCATTACCAGGCACATCAGTTTCATCTTGATCTTTTACTATTCTATAGCTAAAAGCATTAGTAGGAGTATCTACTATTAAATCAGCTGTAGTACTAGGATTCGCTTCAGAGTATTCTTGACTATTAAAAGATACAGGCCCTAGAGCTAAATTCTGCATTATTTTATGATTATAAACACTCTTATAACTTAATAAAGGAGGAGTAAAAGTAGTTAATCCTCCTGATAATCTAGTAGATGGATCAGTTAATTTAGTACTAAAATTATTAATATAACTTAAAGCGTCATCAGTTCCTAAATCGTTTCCATGAAAAAATATAAGATTATCAGTATCTAGGTTATTATTCCAGTCGTGATATACAAAAGGATTCTGAATAAACCACATAGCTTTAGGAGATGATCCATCATTAACCATGTTCATCATTAACCTACTTTGAAAAGCTCCTAAAATCTGTTCTAAAATATCATAATAACTCCAGTAACTACCATCATCATTTTTAAATACTTCAGTATTAACACAGGTTAAAGATAGAGGATCATGAGATACATTTTCTCTCCATGTATCACTATCTACACCATTAGCTCCAGTTAATCCTCCAGCCATAGCTTTATTATAATAAAAAGGTATATGAGCTATAAAATTATCTCCAGTTCCATATACATTAGATAACAAAGGTATATTCCTTAAACAAGCTTTAATAATATACATACAGCTCCTTATACCTCCATAACTTGCACTATCCCAAAGTTTATACTTTAACTGGCCTAAACCATCTATAGCTTGTACTTTTATTATATTATTTAATCCTACATCTTGTACCTGTACTAAATCTCCTAGTAATACTCCCCTCCATAAAGTACTCCATCCTGTGCCAGGTATATATATAGATACTTTTACAGAGTATTCATTCTCATTACCAGTACTTACAGATAGTATATCATCTATTATCTGTTCTTGATCAGGCCCTTCTATAATCATATCAAACTCTAGAGAAGTAGTTTTTATAGAAGATGTTAAAGGATCATCTCCTCCATCCATTTTTAAAGTAAAGGCATTAGAAGTACATTTAAATTCTACTTCTGTACCTGATCCAGTTTCTTGATATATAGCTATCTGATACCATACATCTGGCTCTCCATCTACAGTATTCTCTGAATAAAATCTACAATTATATTTCTTCCAAGACATTTAACTAGCAGCAGTTTTTATGTTTTTTACCTTTTTTATTTTTATTAGGTACTATAGCATTTATTATTTTATCTATATAAGTAAATACTTGATTATCCTTCTCTGTAGGAGTTAAATTTACTACTACTTTAGCTAAAGCCATAACAGCGATTAATAACTCTAACCAATTATTTAATATAAAATCTATCATTTTTTATTTATTTAAAATTATACAAAGTTTAAAACCTAGTAGAAGATCCAGCTATCCTAGATCTAGTACTAGATGTTCTATCACTACTTAATAATATATCATTACCTGATATACTACCATGTACTCTAGCTACTCCTCCTCTATCTCCTATCATTCCTTTAAGTTTATCTAAAGGAGCTATTACTTCAGGATTAATCATACTTGTACCAGCTCCCTCTCCTACCATAGCTAAAGTAGGCCCTGATACCATACCTCCCTCCGCAAAAGGAGGTATTATAGAGTTAAATAATGATCCTACTATACTCCCTCCAGCCGCAGCCATTACAGCCCCTAAAATACCAAATTTAGCAAACGCGTCTTTAGCGAAACTAGATACTGCAGCCGCTATATTTGCTGATATTATTTCTCTAGTTTGTTTTTTTATTTGATCTACTACAGTAAAATCTTCATCTCCTTGAGCATTAGCCATAGCACTGAAAGCAGTTTCTGTAGCCGATCCTATTTCATTCATAGTTTCCTGTAGTTTATCAGTTTTTACTACTGGATTAACTTCTACAGATGGATCTTCTCCTTCAAAAGTAATATCATCTGTATTAGCTATTAAATCTACATCTACAGGATCTATTTCTTCAGTACCTCCAGTACCAAGTAAATCATCAACACCTAGAGCTCCTTTCATATCATCTACAAATCCTTCTAATTGTCCTTTTACATCTCCTATAGCATTATCTATATCAGATTCATCTATAAATTCTATTTTATCTTTACTTTGGATATTATCCATCATAGTATCAAAATCATCAGCAGTTTTTTCTACAAAATCAGTAGCGTTATCTTTCATATCAGATATAGCGTCTTTAAACCTACTTACTGGAGATCTAAAGTTGATTAAATCTACTATAGCATTACCTAAAGCACTAAAAATAGTTTTTACTTGATTGAAAAAATACTCTATATAGTTCCATACAGCTTTAAAAGCAAACTTAATACCTTCTATAGCTATTTTAAAAGCCATAGATTCATTATATAAATCAATAAAATAATTTATTACATCTACGATTTTTTTCTTTGTCCAGTCCCAGTTTTTAATAAGTAAAGCTACCATACCTATAATAGCAGTTATTACTAACCCTATAGGATTCATAGCCCTAGCGGCCGCTCCAAAAGCTATTACCGCAGTTCTAGCAAATCTTATAACTTTTACTACAAAACCAAATAATTTAATAACTTTACTGATGATTAATAATGTAGGCCCAAGTGCTACTAAAGCTAAACCTAGTTTTACGATTCTAGCTCTACTTTCTTCACTCATATTACTAAAACTATTAGCTAAAGAAGATAATTTATCCGCTATTCCAGTAGCTATAGGCATTAAACTTTCTCCTAGTTTTACTCCTGCTGATTGTAAAGAAGCTAAACTCTGTTTAAATTTAAAAGCTGAAGTTTCAGAAGTTTCATCAAAAGCGTTATTTACAAACCCCTGAGCTTCTTCCATATTATTAAGTATCTCTACATACTCCTCTCCTTGAGCACCTACTACACCTAGTACCCCTTTTAAAGCTTGAGATTTACTAAAAAATTCTGATAAAGGTATTCCTGATTGTTCAAATTGATCTTTTAACATCATCAGAGTTCCCTGTAAACCATTCTCTGCTAAGTGCTCTCTCAAATCATCAGCACTCATAGCCCCTCCTTCCATACTTGCAGTAGCTTCAGCTAAAGCTTTTTCAGCTTTTGGAGTAATTTTAGCGAAACTCATCATTATACCACTTAAACCAGTAGTAGCGTCAGTAGCTGATCCAGTTGTTCTAGTATAAGTAGAAATCATAGCTCCTACCTCCTCCATACTTATACCTAAATTAGAAGCTAAACCAAGTTGCGAACCCAGTACATTAGCAAGTTCTTCACTCTTAAACATACCGCTCTGCACCATAGATCCAAATATATCTAAAGCTTCAGATGATGTTAATACTTCTTCGCCATAGGCATTTTGAGCCGCTGCTGCTACAGTCGCCAAAGATTCCATATCTCCAAGTCCTGATACCGAAGCTTTAGCAGTAGCTTCTAGTGCCTTCATAGCACTATCTGCGTCTAAACCCGCTGAAGTTAGAAAATATAAACCATCCGCTAAATCTTTAGGGCCTGTAGCTACTTTACCTGATAAATTTAGTACAGCGTCGCCAAGTTGATCTACAGCTTCTTTAGGTAATCCTACTAGAGTTTGTATTTTAGTCATTGAAGTTTCAAACTCTGAAGCTGTTTTAACAGCTACAGCTCCTAAACCTATCAAAGGCATAGATACATTTGTAGTAAGAGATGATCCTATTTTTCCTAGATTCTTACTAAATTTATTTAATTTGCCTTCTATTTTTTTAAGGCCAGAAGAAAACTCTTTAGAATTGAGTTTTAAAAATATGGATAAAGTTTTAGTACTAGACATTTAATCCTTTTTAGATTGTTGTTTTTTATTTTCTTTTTCAGCTTTAGCGATTAAATACATAGCTTTTTTCCTATCTTCATTTATCTTTTTAAGATCTAATTTTTTCTCCCAGTCAAAAGTAATTAAATCTTTAAGTTTTATTTGATTACTTCTCTTACGATCTTTATTAATTAGTGCAGTAGTTTGAAATCTTACTCTCTCCCATTCAAACCGCTGTAGCATATCTTCATACTCTCTCCTTCCATCCAGTTTTAACTGAAATTGTCTAGGAGTTAAATCCCAAAACTCCGATATAGGCATATCTAAATATCCTAGAGCTAAACTCATTATCTGCTCTAGAGTAGGAGGATCTACTTCTTCTTCACTTTCTTTTTTTTTTCATCAGTATTTATTTTAGCCATAGATTCACTAAATACCTCCATAGCTTCAGTAAATACTTCCATACCTTCATCATCTATCCAATCTCCTACATCTTCTATATTATAATTAAATTCAGCTTTATTTCTTCTAGCTCCATGTTTTAAACCACAATAAATTAATTGGATAGCATGAGATAAAGATAAATTCTCTCCTAGTTTGGATAAATCATTTAATCCTGATCCTGTAAGATCGCACCACTCCGCAAGAGCAGAAAACCCATAATGGAGAGGCCTTACCTCTCCACCTATAGCAATAGTTTTTTTATCTACCATAATAATTAAATTTCTCTAAATATATAAAGAAATAATTTATACTATGTACCCTTTACTTATTAAGTAGTAGTTAAAGCTCCATCTCCTTGAATACTTACAGAATAAGTACTCCATTCAGCTACTGAAGCATTTACTGATAAAGAAGTAATATATCCAAATCCATCCCAGTAAACTACTCCAGTTTGCCCAGTTGTAGTATGAAATTTTACCTTTATTCTAGTACCAGCTTGTAAAGCGTCATTAAGAGTTTTAAATCTTACAGCTTCTCCATCAGATGATCCTTGAGTATATAAAGCTTCGCAGTCCATAGTCCAGCTTCGTACTCCATTAATAAAAGCTTTATTACCTCCTGATTCTTTATTTGTAGTATCAATAGTTTCTTGATTTACTGATACTGTACAGGATGTACTACCGCCTACAGTAGCATAAGCTCCAGCTCCAGCTCCATCTAGATCTATAGATAAAATTAAACTACTTCCTGAAATTGTTTTAACAGCCATTTTTTTTTATTTTATTTATTTAACATTAATTTTATTATACTAAAGATAGTTCGCCAGTTCCAGTAATACTAACCGAGTAAGTTCCTGCGTCCTCTGTACCTCCAGTTATACTCATACTAGAAATAAAACCCTCTCCTCTATATTCATTACCTCCTCCATCAAACTCTATTAATACTTTTGTAGGATATTGAGCTACTCCATTTTGAGAAGCTGTAGCGTCGCCATACATTCTAGGAAATAAAGTAGCTGGATTCGTAGTACCATCTTCATTATAGAATACCTCACAATCACAAGTCCATGAGCTAGATAATCCTATAAATTCTTTACGATCTCCTGAATCTTTATCTGTTACTTCTCCTACATCCGTAGTTATTGAAATTGTTGCAGATGTTGCTGCAGCCACAGCTATACATCCTGAATAATCTCCAGCTGGAGAGGCCGCGTCATCTACTTTTAGTACCAAATTAGTACCATTAATTACAGTTGCCATATTTTAACTTTTTTTAATTATTATTATCTTCTATTTTTTCTTCTGTTTTATCTTCTTTTTTAGATTTTTTTGTTTTTTTAGTTTCTTTTTTTTCTAGTATATTTTCTTCATCTTCTATACATCCTTTATTAAAAAGGTTTGTATATCCCTCTATATCTATCCATCCATATTTTTCTCCTTTTTTATGAGGCCCATAATCTTTAATTAAAGTAGGTTTATATAATTTACTCATAGCTTATAAATTTAATTTAGTATATTTTTTATATATATAATCTTTTAATTTTTTATATATTATATCTGTAGGTTGAAAAGGAGCTGAATCAGAATCTATATTATGAGTTCCTACTTCATTAGGTATAAATAATAACATCTCATACATTCTAAATCCAGCTGATGTATCTAACTGCCTTTGTCCTATCCTAGATATGAAAAAATTATTATCCATATCATTATCTAAACTATCAGTATTACCAGTTATACTATTATCTTTAAGTATCTGGCCTGTAGTTAGTTTAGGATTATAATTTGAGTTAAAATACTCATACCAGCCCTTTTGATTTACACTTCCTCCAGTATATTGCTTACTACCTCCCAAAGATAAGCAAAAAAAATGATAATCAGCATCCCAAAAATTAGTAGAATCAGTAGAAGTTATTAGAGTTCTTTCACTAGAAGCACCATCAAAAGCTACTCCATTAGGTTTAAAATGTATAGTAATATCACTACCTACTTTTTTATGAGAAAAAATTAAAGGCCTTATATTTATAGTTTCATTATTAGATCCTAAAATATAATTTTCTCCACCAGTTCCAGTAGGTTTATAAACTAAAATTACCATACCTCCAAAAGGCATTACAAACTGAGTATCTAGAGGAGAATCTGTAGATTTAACTACTAAAGATTTATACTCATTAAACTCTAAAAAAGGTAAAGTATTTTCACTTATTCCATCTTGATATTTAGGCCTGTAAGTAGGTAAACCGCCTGGAGCTCCTGAAATCATATACTCATAATAAGTATAATTTGTAGTAGTTAAAGTATTATAAGATAAACTTTTTACTCTACCTAGTTTATTAAAAACATAATCTACTTTATAATTATCTGTAATTATTCTTTCATAATCTATACCTCCTACTCCCGCCTGTTCATCTCTCATTAATCTACTTTGTGTAAAATCATAACATAAAGCTAAAGGATTACTAGGAGTATATCCATCAGAATTTTTTATATCATAATTTAATTTTATTATATCATCATAATAAAAAACTTCATACTCTATCCTTCTAGTAAATAAATTTAGTTTATCAAAATACTCATCCTCCTCCTCTATATAAAATATATTTTGTATATCTACATTAGAGATAAAACTATGATTATAACCTCCATCAGTATAGCCAGGTACATTAACTAAACCAGCTAAAGATTTATCTGCATAATGATCTAAAACATCTCTAACTTTTGTACTTATATCCTCCATGCTTTTATATGAATCTCCTATTATTTGAAGCATTACTCTACAAAAAACTATATTAGGATTTTTATCTTTTGAAGTTTCCAGTTCTGTAAACTGATGATATACTATAGCTGGATAATTTGTATTACTACTTATTGAGTATTTAGCGTTTTGAGGCATTACTACAGGAAAAATACCTCCAGTACTTAACTCTGAAATTTTATCTTTTAGTATTCTATGTATAGCTTTACCGATCATTAATTAGTAGTTCTATTATACATATTATGCTTTTCTATTATTTTCCTTTTTATTTGTAAGTATTTATTATTACCAAAAGTTAAAGCTTCAGGCCACATTACAAAATCATATAAATTATAAGGATTATTTAAATCAAAAGTACCAGCTCCTTTAGTATCAAAACCAGTAATATCACTATGCAAAGTTTCAAAATTAAAAAAGTATTCTTTAAAAGAAGTAGAAGCTGTATCATCCCATTCTGAATAATCATTAGTATCTCCATATATTGTAAAATCTGAAGATGTAATAAGTTCATAACTACCTTCTAATAAAGTATTATCTCCTGCTTTTCTTTTAAAACTTACAGAAAAATAAAAAGGATCTTCAAAACTTAAATTAGTATAAAATCCCATTGCTGGCCAAGACACTATACCACTAAAAAAATTAAATCCTCTTATATCTTCTCCTCCAGCCCCATCATCCTCTAAAGCTGTACCTCCTCCATTAAATTTTACTAAACCCCCTCCTAAAAAAGTAGGAGTACCTATAACTTCAGTATTAAAAAATATAGAAGTAACTTTATCTGTAGTACTATTTTTTTTAAATAATACAGCTGTAGATTTAGCAGTTAAATAAGAATCAGGTATTTTTAATACAGTAAAAAAAGTTAATTCTTTATATTTTCTATTTATTCTATCTGAAGCTTTAGATGATATTAAATACTTATTACTACCAAACTCTAAATAATTATTACTATTATATTTAGGAGGATTAAAAGAATCTTTTTTAATATCAGGCCGATTAGTATTACTAGTACCTGAAGGATCATAAAAATTTTCATATATACCATCTAAAGTATTACTAGATATATTACTATTATCTGATACTAAAACAGATGGAGTAAAAAGATAATTTACTCCTTGATCTATTGCTATAGGTTGAGTATATAAAGGATTATCTGAAGCTCCTACATTAGTAGCCATTAAATTAAAATCATTAAATTTTAAAAGTACATCAGCTCCCCAAGTTGATAAATCATCTATATATAACATATCAAATAATAAAGTATTTTTATATACTTCAAGTTTCTCATCAAAACTCTCTATAGAATTTTCAAACTCTAGATATTGAATCTGTAAACCTCCTACATATTGTACTTCTCCAGTACTAGCAGGGGCAAACCTTCCATATTTATTAGTTCCTTCAGTAGTACCATATCCTATACTATCATCATCATTACTATTATAAGAGTTTGTATATCTATGAAGTTGATTTAAAACTAGAGTACTTAACTGATTTACTAAAGAATAATTTTTAGCCATTACATCTATTTCTATAGATACTCTATTATTAGGAGCTCTAAATTCTTTAATTTTATCAGGATCATTTTTTTCTATCCTGTAAGAGATAGCCGGTAATCCTACATTTTGAGGTATTATATTAGGATATATATTATTACCTATTAAATTATATATATCATACTGCGGATTATATCCATCAGTTCCATCTCCTATTAACATCCATTTTAAAGCCTTTCCTACCATTTAAGAAACTTTTTAACTTCATCCATGATATTTTTTGATACTATACCTTTAGTAGCATTAAAAGCGTCTGCTAAATAAGGAGTACTAGTTTTAGTTTTAGCCTCAGAATTTCCTACTTTATGAGGATATGTAGCTAAATGTACATACCATCCCCCTTTTCTTCCTTTACCTTTGTAATTAGCTCCTACTCTTACTCCTGATTTAGTTCTCCAGCCTGTAGTTTTTTTCTTTAAAATTCCAGTTTTATCTACTGGAGCTAAACTTTTTGCACTCATTCGCATAGGTTTACTAGCTCTATAAACTAGTTTATTTATTTGAGTATTAGCTCCTTTTGCTGTAAATTGATCCCTTATACGATCTAAAGCATATTTTAAATCTCTTAAATCATTTTTAGATAATTGTAAATCTACAGCTCTATTTTTATTAGTTGCACTCATAAAGTATTATCTGTATAATAACATCTTATAATTATTCCTTTACCTCTACCTAAAGTTTCCATACTAGATATATTCCAGTATTTAGATTCATATAGTACTTCAAAATAATCTTCAGGAGATATACTAGAGCTGTTCATTTCTAAATCTGAATCATACCTCACTAAAAAATTTATTTTACTCTCTGCTCTTATAGTATCATCTTCTACTTTTTCATTTCCTTTAGTTCCAGTAGTAATTAATTTAGCCCATATAGTTTTAAGTAAAGTTTTACTTTTAGTAATTTCTCCATAGTCATTTTGAGTATTAGTATTATAATACAAATCTATAGGAGTATCTAACTCTCCAGCTTTTAAAAATTCACTTTTAGCCATTTTAATAAGTTTTAAATCTATATGGATCTAATAAGTATTCAGAAGCTTTAGGTAATCTACTTACTGAATCTTCTCTCTTTTCATACATATAACCAAGTATTAATAAAATACCTGTTTTTATAGCTTCAGGTACATTACCGCTACCATAACTTGACTTAAATTTTATTTGTATAGCGTCCGCTCTCTCTGCTAGAGTAGGAAAACTTACTCCATCTTTTATTTCTATAAATCCTTTTTGATTTACGAAAGTATGTACAGAATAATCTGTATTTTCTACCCAAGTTATTAAAGTATTACTAGAATCATAATACTTAACATGAGTTACACTATCTAAAGGAGCGTAAGGTAATACTATTTGATTTAATCCATCTGTACCTACATATCCTCCAGTAGTTAAATAACTTCCATCTGATAAAGTAGTAGTATAATGATTACTTACATAAACATCATTCCAAGTTTCCATATACATAGTATAAGTAGTATCTAAAAATTTACTATTACAATAATTCTCCGCTACTTGACAGGCCGCAGTAATAAAAGAAGTTATTAATGTATCTTCAGCTGTATGAGTTACTCTTAAAAAACTTTTAGCAGTCGCTAAAGATATTAAATCTGTATAATCAGGAGATGTATTTAATTGAAGTTTTACCATTTTAAACCTTTATAAAATAAAAAAGGAGGAGGTACTCCCCCCTCCCTTTTCAAAAATTAATAACTAAATATATTACAGTACAGTAGTATATTTAACAAATGAATTTCCTGAAGCTACAGCAAAATCGTAATGTTGATTCACTACTAATCTTACAGCGTTTTCAGTAGCCGCAGAGTATGGATCTACAAGGATCGCAGTCGGCCCAAAACTCGCGAAATAAATTCTGCTAAAATCTCCAAATAAACCATCAGCTGAAGTAATAGGAGGGCCTCCAGCAGTTGCAGGAGCACTACTAAACCAAGCAGGATAACCAGCTATTCTATCATCATTATAGATAGCTTTTACATCAGTAACCTCTACCCCTTGTTTTAAATTAGAATATAAAGCCCATTGATTTACGAATCCTAAATTACCTGATAAACCATGATCATCAGCTACAGTTTGTATAGCTTCTAACATATCAGAAACCGCTCCAGCTGATCCACCAGCAGCAGATTCCCCAAATGTAAGAGTACCAGCAGTACCTACTATACAAGCTGGGCCAGCAGCCGCGTTAGTAGAAGCAAACATATTAGCGTCAATTTTTTTACCAATTTGTCTACCCATATCCGCCATAATAGCAGCTTCAGCACCAGTTCCATTTTGCATTACTATTACATTACTTAAATTAGCATATCCATTTATTCTCTTAGGAGATAAAGTAATTTTACCAAAATTAGTAGAAGTATCAGTACCAGCAGCATTTTCAGCAGCCCACTCTACAGCATTAGCTCCAGTAATAGGTACTACAGTATCAGCAGTTAGATTACCTAAATTAGTTAATCCTACTCTGTTCCATAGAGAATCCTCTATTAAAGCGTCTGCAAAAGCATTTACAGATACAGGAGCTATAGCAGATGTAGCTTGATCTATATTAGCTCTCTGTTCAGCTTTATTAGTCATCCAAGAAGGTAATCCTATACCATTCATAGTACCGCGTTTTTCTCTTTCAGCTTCAGCGTGCATTTCTTTTTCTACACCAGTAAGGCCTCCCTTTTGAATATCTCTTACAGCTTGGAATAAGCTCCAAGATTTCATCTCTTTTTTAGCAGCTTCCTGATCAGTTTGTACAGACATATTAACAGCTATAGATTTATTTAGCTGCTCTTGTCTTTCAGCTATTGCAATTTTTTTATCTAAAGCTTTAATTTCTGTATCAAAACCATCCCAAGAATTTTGCTCATCATCAGTAAGATCTCTATCTTCTGACTTCGCAGCGTCCAATATCGCCTCCATAGTTTCCACTAGCTCAGCTCTATTTTCTTTTAAATTAATTGAGTTCATTTTTAATACGATTTTTTAAGTTTTAATAATTTGATTTTTTTATCTAACAATTCTCTCTTAATTTGGTATTCGTGTTCTTTCTTGTTTTCTTGTTTTTCTTTTTCAGTTCTGTAATTTAAAAAGCTTCTTTTACCTACTTCAGCGTCAGGATAAGCTGGATAAGTTACTGGAGATACATCTAGTAATCTACCTACTTTTTTAATAGTTCTTATAGTCATTCCATCCTCATCTTCATCCCAGCTATCCTCCTCTACTATAAAACCGAAAGAAGATTGAGATACATCTCCTCTCTCTAAACTTACCATTAAATCCCTTCCATAACTAGTATCAGGAGCGGTAAAATTATATTTTAAACCTCTCTCATCTACTGATAAAGATAAAGTACCTGATGTAGTTCTACCTAGAATTAAATCAGGATTATGATTAAATAAAGCTCTTACATCATTATCCAGTACACTATTAAAAGCGTTAGGATCTATTTTTTCTCTGAATCCTCCTAGATTTTCAGATAGAGCTGGATTACCTTCAGTATCAGTAAATACACTAGCATAACCTACTACCTCTCTACTCTCTGAATTTTCTACTCTTATTTCACTATTTAAAAAGTTTCTTCTCTCTAAACCTTCTACATTTAGTTTATTTCTTTTATTTATATTTTCTTTATCCATATCTATTATTTTAACATTTTCAGAATCTTCAAAATCCTCAAAATTTTGATGGTAATTTTCTATATATTCTAGCCATTCTTTTGGCCTTTCATTTTTTGCTATTTCTAAACATTTATCTTTACTCCTTTTTAAATAGATTATTTCAGCTCCTAGTTCATCTACTATCTTTTGTCTATTTTCTTTATATGGAGTACTATTTATTATCCATGCTCTTATATTTTTATCATCTTTAAGTTTACTATAAATAGCTCTCCTTATTTCAAATACATAATTTTTAATATGATCAAGATGTATATGAGATCTATTTATACTTATAGCTTGATGGATAGTATCAAAATCAAATATCAAATCATTACTATCTGCATTACTCCTCACATAAGTAGATTTACCACTACAAGAGCTCCCTAGTATTAAATATATTTTATTCTCCTTCATCTTCATTATTAGTTTGTCCTACTTGCCCTAAATTTAAAGGTACATAATAATCATCTCCTCCTTCTGTTTCTAATTTATTCATATCCTCCATGCTTCGTATATCATTAGGAGATAAAGCTCCTACATTAAATAATTTAGTATAGTAATCAGCTCTACTATTAGCGTCCGATCTTAAAAGCTCATTAGTTCTAAATTTACAAAAATGAGTACTTTGTTCTTTAGTGCTTAATAATTTTCTGTTTAGTTCTTGCTCCCAGTTTACTAAAATAGGTTGCAAAGAAAATTTATTAAACTCTAAACTCTGCTGTTCTATATTTGAGTAAGTACTTCTAGTAAGATCTCCGATTAAGTGCGGAGGTACTTTAAAAATTCTTGCTATTTCAGCTACAGAGAAATTTCTACTATCTATAAAAGCAGCGTCCGCTAAAGGCATAGCTATAGGTTTAAATTTAGTACCATTTTCCAAGACAGCCGTTTGATGGCTCTGTGATAAACCAGAGTATCTATTGGCCCAAGATTGTCTTAATCTATTAGCCGCGTCATCAGTTAGTACGCCTGGATGTTCTAAAACACCAGCTAGATTAGCTCCTTGAAAAAAGTTTGATCCATATTGTTGAGTAGCTAATCCAAAACCTACCGCTTCTTTACAGGCCTGGATAGGAGATTTACCTACTAAACCATTAAAAGATAATCCTACTATATGAAGTATCTCCATAGATCCAAAAGTTCCTACATCCTTTACTTCATAATAAGTTTCTCCATCATCTCCTAAACCTACTTTTACTTTATCAGGTTGTAATATATCTAGAGCTATAGGTCTGCCTCCTCCATTCCTAGTAATTAAACAATAAGCATTACCCCAAAGGAGTAAGCTGTTCATTAAAGTATTCCTCCAAGTGAAGGAAGTATATTTAGAGTTAGGAGAAATAGACAGCAGCCGATTAAGTGGATTTTTCTCATCTATATATTTAGATCCATCTCTATCCTTCCTGTACACATTTAAGGGCAAACTGCTTATAGTTTCAGATAACAATCTCACAGCAGCCCAAACAGCTGGCAATCCTATAGAATTATCCTCGCTAACTCTTACACCGCTAGAGCTAGTTCCTACAGCTCCCAGAGTAAAATTATTAGAGTTTCTTTTTTCTTTAGGTTTATAAAAAAAATCTAGTAATCCCAAAATAGATTATTTAGGTATAGTAATTACATTAATACTAACAAATATACAAAAAAAAAAGAAGTATCTCTACCCCTTTTTTTTATTGTTTTGGTATATTATTTGTACTATAAACTTAACTCTAATTGTAATTTATTAGGATTCCATTCATAATAAAACAAAGTATAAAAAGTACCTCTATTAAATTTATCTCTAAATTGTTCTCTATGTAATATAGGAGTATTCCTAGTAATACTCATTTTTTTATCTCCATGTACTATTTGTAAAGGTATAAATCCATACCTACTATATATTTTTTTTTGAGGTATAGCTATTAGAGTTTTACTTTTTAGATCTGGAGATACTCTATATCCTTTGATCAATTTTTTGATGTTGTAATAATTCATTTTCATTTTGTTTTTGTTTTAGTTTCTGTTTGTTTATTTTTTCTTGATTGTATTTTTGGATATTAGCCATATATGAATCAGGTTTAACAGTATCTAGTATAAAAGATCCTTTACATACAAAACATCCATCTTTTTTTATAAGAGATACTCTCTGACATCTCATACAAAATCTAAATTTTTGATACTCCATTATATGTAATTTATTGCAGTTAATAATCCTTCTCTAGTTATAGGAAAATCTTTGGTAATTATTTTAGGCTCTTTAGTAAGAGCTATAATTTCTCTCCTATCATCTCTTTTTAATTTACTTACTTTACTTACAGCTTTTTTTCTATTTGAGAATCCTTCTATCTCATAACCATTTTGAAAACTCTCTGAATGTACTATATATATTTTCATCTTATTTCTGTTTATTTAATTATCTCAAACTGATTCCATTTTATAAATTTAAACTTTGAGCCAAAAGTTGTACAATATACCTCTGAATCATTTAGATTAGTTTTACTAGATTCTAATACTCTTTGTTGTCCGTTTTCGTTTTCTAATAAATAGTAATCAGCTATTACTTTAGTTCTTGTGCCTCTATTAGTATATATATTTTTATACCCTTTAACTATATTTTTAATTTGAAAAGTTTTTATTTTATCTCCTATTTGCATTTTTAAATTTTTTAAATTATTATTTCTGTTTGTTTGTTATAACAAATATACTACTTTTTTCCTTATAACCTACTTTAAAAGTAAAAAAAGATTGTTTTTTTTTACTCTACCTCTGTTAATTTTTTTAAAAGTTTTTTAAAATTTTTTACTTTTTAGGTATTTTATAGGTAAAATCTATATAAATAGTAGGCCTCTACCTTCGTAAATTGACTGATTATCTCCCTCTATTGAGTTCAAATACTCCGCTAAAGCACATATAAGAGCTACTACTCCATCTATTTTATTACTACTTTTAGCTTTATTAGGTTTGATATTACCCGCTGGATCTTCTGTTATATGTACATTATTCATCATCCATCTTAATACTGGATTACCTCCATGATTCATTTGTTTATTTAAAATAAGTTTCTCTAATAATTTTGAAGGCGCGGATAAACTGATAAAGCCCATACCTATAGGATTCATTCTAGCTCCATCATTAATTAAGTTTACTACTATTTGCGAGGAGTTCCATCTATCAAAAGCACAAGATACTATATTAAAATCCTCTGCTAGTTCTTTGAATTTAGCTTCTATAAAGTTATAATCCTGTACATTACCAGGCGTAGATATTATATATTTCTGATCTATCCAAGTTAAATAATCTACTCCATCTCCTACTCCTTGAGCTTTAGCTTTATCTTCAGGTACAAAGAAATAAGGTACTATATCAAAATTATCATCATCATCAGGAAAAATTAATACTAAAGCTGATATATCTCTAGTAGAAGCTAGATCTAAACCAGCAAAACAATCTCTACCCTTTAATTTTTCTGTATCTATAGGAGATATATTACAAGCCATATAATCAGTATCATCTATCCATAAACTCTCTGATCCAGTCCATATATTAAGATGTAATCTTTTAAAAGTATTTTGAAAGCTGGGAGTAAGTTCAGCTTTTTTAAATTGTTGTTTAAAATAGGCCTCCTTAATAATTTTACCATAGCCAGGATTCGCTTTTTTCCATATCTTCTCATCCTTCCAGTTATCCTCTATCTCCGCTCTATATAGTATAGGTAAAAAAGTTTCATCTTTTATTATACCATCTCTTACCTTTGTAGCATACTCTGACATCTGAAAGCATAAACTTTGTTTATCATAACCAGCTGTAGTAATAGCCATTATTAGAGGTTGCCTTCTAGCTCCTGTAGCAGTAGTACAAACCTCCCAAAGATCATTACTTTTTTGAGTATGGAGTTCATCAAAAATTAAAGTACTTATATTCATTCCATGAGCTGTATTACTTTCAGATGAAATAGCTTTATAAAATGAGCCAGTACTCTCTATAGTAATAGCGTTTCTAAATACTTTAGCTCTTTTATTTAGTTCAGGATTCTGTAATACCATCTGTTTAGCTATTGAAAAAACTATAGAAGCTTGGCTACGATCAGCAGCAGCAGATATAATTTCTTGTCCTGGCTCTCCTGAACAGAAAAGCTGAAATAAAACAATCGCCGCACAGAGATTAGATTTTCCATTTTTACGAGGTATTTCTATATAGCAAGTTCTATATTTTCTATATCCATTTTTATCTACCCAGCCAAATAAAGGTTTTATTATTTCTTCCTTCTGAAATTTCTCCAGTATAAAAGGTTTACCTCCTAGCTCTCCTTTAGTATGAGTAAGAAATTTCTCTATAAAAGCTACAGCTTTATCAGCTCTTTTTTTATCGTATGTATATTTCATAAGCCACAATATCCTGAATCACAATCAGAAAAATCATCAAAAGATAATTCTTGTTGTAAATCCCATTTAATAATATCTTTATATTTTATATCATTTTTCCAAAAACCCTTACTTTTTTCTTCCTGTTTAGCAAACCATTTAATTTTTTCAGGATGTTCTGTACTCATTTTTTTTAAAAATATAGGATTTCTATGAAAACATCCTACACAATTATTATAATATCCTTTTATAAAAGGTACAGATTTATTATTATTCCAGTATTTATAAATATCATCAGCTAAAATTCTATCTTCAATTAAAGGAAATTTAGGTACTCTCCATTTAATTAAGCTCCATTTATTTCTGATTTTACTTTTACCTACTATAAATTTATCAGATTGTATTCCATCTTTATCACATTTAGCTAATAATTTATTAGCTCTATTAGTTTCATTAGCTCTAAATCCTATATCCATTTCTACTATTTCATTTATATTTTTTTGCCACCAGTTCTTAATAGGTATCATTTTTAGATGAGTAGTACAGTATCTAGTCATTACATTAGGTAAATATCCATTTTTTTTTTTTAAAATTTCATCAAAAGTATCTCCACTAATCCAATCTATTTTTTTTCCTGTAAATTGCTCTAACTCTAAAACTATTTTTATTATTATATCTTGCTCTATAGTTCCTATAAACTCTTTACCTATTTTATCAGATACTATTTTTCTTATACCTGAATCAGGATATAAACAGCTTTTATCATTAGTTCTAACTAAACTAAATACAGCGTAATCACTAGGATAATTAGCTAGTATATAAGCTGATGATTTACCTCCTGAAATTGATACTACTTTTTTCATTTTTAATATCCATTTTTTAAAATCTCTTTAATTATATAATACATTACATCAGAAGTCATACTATTACCAGCTTGTTTATAAAGTTGAGTATCAGATAATCCAGCTTCTTTACATTTGTAATAATAATCATCAGGAAAGCCCTGTAATCTTAAACACTCTAAAGGAGTTAATTTTCTTATTCTTTTTTTCTTAATCATAGGTACAGAGGCCGTAGTAAGGCAAGGGCTCATTTTGTTTTTTCTTATTCTTAATCCTTCATCATTTCTATAATCTGCTACCCATTCTATAGCTTGAGCGTTACCAGTATCTATACAGTAAGCCGTTCCATCTGTTTTACTTAAAGGCCCGCTCCCTCCTTTACCAGTTTTACTAGAGCGAGGAAATAAACTATGAGTTCTTATATATTGTTGATCTCTACCTCCTCCTTTAAAATATCCAGCATGTATACAAGTTGAAATATCTTTATCTAAAGTTTTATTATTGTGTCTAATAATTTTATCTATAGCTTTATCACTTAAATAGTATTTTTCATCCACTTCTAAAAAATTATTATCATTAGAAATTTTATTACATCTAGCAGTAATACAAGAAGCTATATCTTTATCTACATCCAGTAATTTAAACTTATTAAATTTTTGATAATTATTTAATACACTTACTCCCTTTTGAGTTAAATTATATTTACTATCAGGATTATCCTGTAATATATCTTTTAGTTTAAATTCTAATTTAAAAGGTTTAGGCCAGTTAAAACTATGATTATCATCTCTAAATCCTACTATAAAAACTCTCTCTCTGTTTTGAGGTAATCCATAATCTTTAGTATTTAATACTTTGTAATAAATATGATAACCTAAACATTCATCATACATAGTAAAAGAATACTGTTTATTAATTGTTTTAGCTAGACAATCTAAAATAACCGCGAAAGTTTGCCCTTTATTATGAGAAATTAAACCTTTTACATTTTCTAAAATAAAGTATTTAGGTTTCTGTGCTTTTAAATACTTTAGTAAATCAAAAAATAAAGTACCTCTAGTATCATCAAAACCTTTTCTTTTACCTGCCATACTAAAGGCCTGACAAGGAAAACCAGCTACATATAAATCTACATAAGGAGTTTCTTCCTGATTTCTAGTAGTAATATCATCATAAAAATTTTCTGTAGTATGATTAGCTAAATAACTTTGCTTAGCGTATTTATCATAATCACATGCAAACATAGATTTAAAATTTATTCCTAAATTTATTAAAGCTATTTCAGGAGATCCTATACCTGAAAAATCTGTACCTACTTTTAGTATTTTGTTTTGTTCTGTATTCATAATTAATCATTAAAAAAATTAAATTCATTATCTTTAATTTCCAGTTTAGCTGGAGCTGATATTTTTGTTCTACTAGATGGAGTTAATCCAAAATGAGAAGCTATTTTTATAGCTTGATCTAGTGCCTGTTTTGATATGGTTTGCATAGGTACTACTTGACTATGTTTTGGCCTTCCTTCATCATCTTTATAAACCATGATCCTACCTACTCTCCGCAGTTCCTGCTCTGCTTCAATATGTAAAGCCATACTATTAGAGTAAGCTTCTATAAGTTTTAAATCTACTTGATACAACATACCCAAATCATTAAGCTGTTTTACTACTAAATTAAATTGCTCTTTACCAATTTTAGATAACCATTTAGGAGCTACTGGCACTCCTGAAACTTTAGCTACCTCCATAGGATTATCTAGCTCTCTAGATTTTCTTAAAGTACCTCTAGCTTTTTTTATTTCAGTAGGTATTTTTTTTCTTCCAGTCATTTTATTTTTTTTTTAAAACCCAAACTAAAACCAGTTTAAATTCAGTAAACTAG